TATAGCGTAATACTCCGGAATAGCTTGATCCGAAGGGCTTGGATACGCCGCACGTATGAAGTTAACGTCCTTATTAAGTAGATACTGGTAATCTCCGTTAGCATCTATAACGGCTAAAGAAAATGTAGATAGCCAATCGTCTGGCACCGCAAGATATTTATTACCTGCCGTAGACGTGCCGGTAACATTTTTACGTATAGCGGGGATCTGAACGGAATTATATATCCTTTGTTCCGCCTCACGAATGAATGTATCTACCGCCGGGAAAGTGGAAGACGCTGGATTCGTAGTTAGCCCCGGAAAATCATTTTCCGCGTAAGACTGTATAGCAGAGACTAACTCAGAATAGTTCATGATCAGCCCATCTTATCACTAGCCTTAGTACCCTTAGTCGCAGCGCCGGTACCCCGGATCTTGACAGTAGGGCGCTTGGGCGGCGCTTCAAAATTCACAGTAGATATATTACCTACGCTAATATGCAAGTCAGGCATTGCATTGCCAGGAAGCTGCTTTTTAGCCATTATCGTCCCCTCTGATTCATCGCGCGAGCAAGATTACGCCCGAACTTACGCATGTCCATACCAGTAGGACCGCCCTTCTTCATCTTCTTAGTCACGCCACCCTTCTTAAATCCGGGGGCCTTCATAGCACTCGTAATGCCATGCTCTTTCATTTCGTGCTTAGATGCCTTCATGATATATCTACTCCAACAGTTCCAATTACACCGGTTATCGCCAAATCATTTGGCGTAAGATTACTATTACCAATAAATCCTACAGGATTCCATCCCCATTGAATTTGTCTACTACCTTCACTAGGCGCGCCTAAATAATTAATACCAGAAACTATATAAGTATTGTCCCTACGTGGATCGCGTATTGCTTGTGGATCTTCTACCGGATACAAACCTTGAAGATTTTGGGGATGATCCGGTTCCCAACAAGTAGGACATACTAAAATATTAGTAACCTTTGTGCGTATTATTATCGCCTTAAGTTGATTACGTCTATATCGCTGACCGCACCTATCGCATTCCGCAATAGCTATCCGACCCGCTGTAAATTTATTGCTCATTGTATGAACATCTGTCTAGGCACAATACGCCAAGACGCTTTCTCTCGGTCTTCATCCGCCGCTAATTGCCAAGCCTCATCGTACATTTGCTTTAGCAAAGGTATACGCTCAGCGGAAGGAGGTATTTTTAGCGCTACGTAGTACGCTAATCCGGCTACCATAACCGGCAAAAAGCGGAACGGGATATCCTGCGTGTTCACGCCATTGCCCGCATCTAGCATCCGCCGCAGACGCCAGTAAACAAGCTGATAAGTATCACTCACATTAGGCACCGGCCATAACGTGAATTGCGGGTATTGGACCACCAGATCTGACGCAGTTGCGCCGCTTTGTCGATTCACGTAGATCTGAATTGGGCGACCTTCTGCGGTCTTGTTAGGTAAACTAGAATACGTGGAGACGCTAATTCGAGATACGGGGATATCCGATTGCGTAGATGTACCCGCGTTAGTTCTAATGACATGTTCGATAAGATCAACCGTATCTACCGGAAGATCGTATGTTGCTTGCCCGGCGATTAAAGCAATCGCAGTTGATTCAACCGTCCATAGATTAATACCTCGGTTCGCCCATTCAGCAAACATAAGGTTAAGACTTCTACGAGCCGTACGAAAATCATAGCCAGTACGTAACTCAGCGCCCGCGCGCTCAAACGCTTCTTCGATTAACTCATTAAGGTTAAGATTAAACGTCGGAGGGGACGCGGAAGTTGCCATTTACTTTCTCTTCTCTCCACTACCAGCAGCAATCCTAGCCTGCTTTGCGTGAATATTAGCATAAAGCCCCGATAGTTTCTTTCTTACCTTAGCGGCCATTAACCCTTCCTTAAAGTTGTATTTCATACAAGTCTCCTTCCTAGTCAATCGTAAAACGGGCTGCGCCCCTTGCGAATCATCTTACGGGCGTGTTCCTCCGCAATGCGGGCGATTTCGGGCGTCCCTTCGCCGCCAGAGAGAAGATGGTTAAGTTGATCTGGACTGAGGGTTGGAACGAGAGTCGGGATTAATATTTTTCTGATCCTGCTGTTGCTGTTATCGCGGCCTACGCTTATACTTAGCTCGGTCATGTGGCGCCCGCTGCCGTCCGTCATCGGAAGGATGCCTAACCAACCCTTACCCTTGGGCGTGCCGTCCGGCCTGAGCCCGTCCAAATTGGGCTTTACTTTACCACCTTCCGCGTACTTACGCTTCTCAAGTCCGGCGCCCCCGATACCGCCCTTATTAATATGACCTTTGCTTTTGGAGCGATCATATTTGCCTATGGGAACCGTTACTTTGCTACGCGGAAGTTTGTCCTTTCGCATAGCCCCCATACCCCTACAGGCTATCATACTATACGCCCCTTAGTGCGCCCCTTACGCGCGCAGCCATCGCTAGCCTTAACAGAACCGCCTCGCTTCATCAGCCGCTTAGCTATCCCATGTTTTGGCGATATTTTGGGTATCCCCACCTTCCATGCGCCTACTAAATTGTTTCGTATGTTTCGTATAGGCATACGGTTCAAAGTCGCGTCGAGTTCGATTTCTCCGCCTCGGGCAAATCCGCGCTCCTTCTTAAGCTTATTAAGTACCCGCACGGTGTCCTTTCCGAAAGGATTTAACTCTGCTTCTTCGCCTCCCGGAACGGAGCCATTCTTATCTTGTTTCTCCGTCTTCGGTGACTTTTTCGGCACGTTATCAACATTTCCGATCTTACCACCTTCCGCGTACTTACGTTTCTTTATACCGGCCTCACTCATGGCAATAGCTACCGCTTGTTTAGGATTAGTCACCTTCTTACCGCTGGAACTTTTCAATTCCCCAGTCTTAAATTCGTGCATGACGGTACGGACTTTACCGGACTTAATCTTACCGCCCTTCTTTAAACCGCCATAAAACCCAAGATCGATCATGCTTGGCCATTGCTCTTCCATTTCCGGTGCTTTTTTATAGGTCGCTTGTACCCTTTGACCTTGTACCCTTTGACGGGGTGGCATTCGCGTAGGAGGTTTCCTCTTTGCTCTCGCTATTCGGACCATATTCGCTAAACCTCGAACACCTTGGATCGCTCTTCCAATGGGAAGTGCCAACGCACCCGCCGCAATTCCCCGTGCCAGTCCAGACCCAATGTCCTTAAGTGCCTCCATGCGATGGGCTTCTTCTTCCTTTGCCGCCGCTTCGGCTTTCGCGATGCGGTCCGGCATATCGATGGTACCTGCGCCTACGCGTGAAGCTGTGAAGTTAATGTCTTTGCCCCGGTATGAACTATTCATAGGGTTTCCCCCCTTAGCACCTGTTCCCTTAACAGTCTTAGTAGACGTAGATGCGGATGACGCGGCGGTCGAAGTCTTGGGAGTATCCTTTACCGCCCCCTTTTGCTCGGTAATCTTATGAAACTGTAGTTTCCCGGTCGGACCTAGACCTAATTTCAACGTCGGGTCTTTAAGATACTTATCTAATTCCGCCATGCGAGCGTCAAGACGTGCGGTCTTTTGGGCTTCTTCTGCCGCCGCTTTGGCTTTACGGGTTGGGGATACCTGAAACACACCACTATCCAAATCCTCTCCCAACTTCGGAAGCATCTTCTTGGTGCGAAGCAATTGTTTAACCATTTTTAATCCCTACCATTTAACTTTATTAGACCAATAAGCTGCAGAAAATCCTACTTCGAACATAATTTACGTAATACCCGCTTGGATTATCGTCAATGCGGCAGATCCATTACCCACTGATTGATTAAGTCGGATAGCTCTAACAGGGAACGCGTAATCACCATCAGTATCTACCGATATTCCGTCAAGTGTTGGATGGTTAAACCAAGTTGGAATTATAGCGCTATCAAATACGTCATCAAACGTATGCTGTACCGTACACGTAGCGTTTCCAGTAATAACTACGCCCATTCCAATATTGAATGGAGATATATAATGATCCATTACCGCTGGAGAAGATTCAGAAACCCCGGACGTAGTTACTACTATTGGTCGCATGGTATTACCTACAAATTACGACGTGAAAGTGCCGCTATCCGACACGATGTACTCAATGTACCCGCTCACGGTGCTTGCGCTACCCGCGGTGCCGGTACCGGTACCACCAGTCAGATAGACGAGTTCCGACGAATACATCACAGCACCAAGCGAAGACCCAGCAGAAGCAGAAGACCAGTTAAGGAAAAGCTTTGCGGTAGCCGCCGACTGGTTCAGGATCAGGCCGCTATTCGTTGCGGTACCGGTGGTATTACCGGTAAAGCCCATAATGAAGGTCGGGGAAGTACCACCCGTGGTGGTGGCATTCGCGTAGATTGCTAAGACAATCGCATTCTGGGGAAGGATAACCCGAGAGGTATCGGTAGAGGACTTCTGGATAGCCGTACCAGCAGCAGAAATCGGACTAAAATAGAATCCCGCAACCATCGGCATCTGGCCGGCATATGCGGTCTTAGTCTGATCACCACCAGACGAACGCCAAACAGCAAGGGTAGTAGAAGTAGCCATCAAATTGTCCTCACATGCGAGTTCGGTACAAGCCATCTGCATGTCGTCGGGCCGGGGCGACCCGTTGGCGAGTACCGGGGTAAGCCCCGGTCATTGTCCATATATACTAACTACTGGAATCTGTCAAGAAAAAGAAAAGGGGGCCGAAGCCCCCTAATCTCGGCCAGGAACCCCCAACCTTTAGCTTGCGCCGGGCGAGCCATAGACACCCAGCGGGTCCGAGACGCCGAAGCTATAACGCTCACGGGACTTATAACGGACGTTACCGGTGTCGAAGTCTCCATCCATCGACTGTGCCATTGGGGTACGCACGAAGTGCTTCAGGCCATTCGGAACGTCGGTGGTGAGGTACCACGCGTTCGTGTCCGTCAGCCAGTGATTCACAGTGTAGCCACCGGGAATCGAGCCGTTGTTCTTCAGAGCGTTGATGTCATTGTCGTTGGTACCCACACGAAGCTCGGTGTCGAGCAGGCGGGTCGCGACGAACATCAGAGCCGGTGGAACAATCAGCTTCTTCGGCTTAGCCGCAATGAGCAGACCACGTTCGTCAGTCCACGCAGCGATCTGAATCACGGCGTTTTCCAGCGAA